GTTCCATATTATTATTTATTAATAGTTATTTTCATTTGAAAGGGATTTGGGTATTCAATTTCTACATTGAAATCTTCGACTTGAGTATTTAAAGTTTCTAAGTCTTTTAATTGTTGAATTAGTTTTTATTAATTTTCCAAAACTATCTTCAGATAGAACGTATAAATTTAAATTTCTTTTTGCTGAATCTGGATCCTTTTGGGCTGAAACTCTTTTAATTGAACCAAATTTTGCTGGCATTCTATAAGCCAAGTTTTCGTAATCTGCTTGTGTTACTGCGCGATTTTGAGTTGGAAAAGTGTCAAAAATTCTTTGTTTCACTTCTGCTGAATTTGGGTTGCTGACATCTCCAATAATCGGCTCTTCGTTTGATACCTCTAAACTAGCTTGTATTTTATTTATCATGTCATTAGAAAGGCTACCTCTGTCTGTAAATTCCAACTCAGAAGAAACAACACCCGTTAGTTCACCAACAGCTAAATTTGAATTAGTGGGATTAGTCGTCCTCATGCTAACAGTCAAAGTCGTGTTTTGAGGGACTATACCTAAACTTTTATTATCCGACAATTTTGTAGGATCAAAAGTTGTAGATGTGGTGTAGGTTTTTCCATAACTGTCTAATGCTACCGATTGAGGGTTTGCGACAACATTGCTTTCGCCGCTCTTACCGCTACCAAACTGGAGTATCGCAGTTGATCCATTTTTTAATGTCATAAATTTTCTGGATACGAGAAACGGTTTTAGGATCGAGGGCACATTGTCATTTTTAAAATTCTTATTGACAACCTCTTTGAAAACCATATCTTGAGCTAAATAATCAACTTCGAAATACTCATTACCCTCTGAATCAAATACTGATATGAT